CTGTTCAAGAATATTGGCCTCCTTCGGCCAGTAGTCACTGAAAATCTTTTTCAGTGTCTTAGCAGAAAGGACTCTTCCAAACCTATTTCTAATCTCGTGATAGAGTAAAGGGACCTGTGTCCAATTACCTAATGCGGATTTATAGATTCGTAGAGAAGAGGGAGTAATGTCCTTACCATTGATAAAATATGCCTTGGCAAATTCCGCAATGATGAGGTCCCTAGATTGGGAGATCCTTGACTTAGTCAAGTTGATCTTCCCGCCAATACTACCCATGATAATTTTGTATTTATCACCGGCAGCCTTGTCGAATATAACCATGTCATCTCCAATGATGGCATAGAAGTTTCGACCTGGTCTTCCATGAGCTAACTCGTAGGCGTGATTCACCACACAATGGTGAAGTAGAGCAAACGAGACAAAAGATGAGTAGAAACCCATCGGTTGTCCGACAGCATATTTAACTACACCTTCTTTTCCGGAAGGGAGTACATAATGAAACTGTCTGTCACTGAGTAACCTGAGCCATGAGGCTCCAAGGTTACCTGGTAGAACTCGATCAATGATCATTGCCTGTAAATCAATCGGCAATCGATCGGTAGCATTAGAAAGGTCAAAAGAAGCAGACCACTTTGCAGTGGCGGTCTTCTGTCTGACCCACTCTTTTCCACCCTCCTGATCAAAAGTCCAGTCACCTGGAATTGATCGGAGAATCTCCGCAATGGAGTCGTGGATTGGCTTTAGAGTCGACTGGGAGATATAATCACCCTGTGCGATTACTCGTATCTTACCTGACTTCTCAGGTAAGAAGACAACGCGACCAGATTTGTACTTAGTATCTGACGATCTAAATACATCTGTAATGGATTCGACATCACTAGAAGCTTTTATGCTTCTGTTAGTCTGTGTTATCCGCTCCACAAGTTCCTTATTATGGGACATAATCCCCTCCTGATGGAGGGCTATACTATCCTTATGGATAGATAGGATGGAGATACCGTTAGGCCCTTTTGTAAAAATAGGGACTGAACCGATCTCAACTTTGAGGTTTGGTACGCGGTACCTAGTGGATGTCTCTACAATACCTTCATAAAAGGGATTAGTAGGATCCGCTTCGGACTCCATAGTTATTGGAGATAACGCATTGATGCAATTTTCATCATCAAGGTTAGCGAGAAACAAATCGCTATACCTTAGAAGAGTTAGTCCCATTTTAGGATTTTGTTTAATCCAAAAAAGGACGGCATCAAGAATCTTAGGGCACCCAGGATTGAGTTTGGACTTTGACGTCCACTCTGGAACCTGGGGTGATTCCCCTAAAAGGTAGGACAGAGTCCAAGAGAAGATCTCTTTTGATCTCTTTATTCCCTGATTACCTTCATTAGTAATCCATGTGTCAAAAGTTCGATGTAACATTTCGAACTCGGATGATA